GATGACAGGATTAAGAGATTAAAGTAAAGACAGGCATAGGAAATCACAAGGGTATTGATTGGGGAAGTGATAAGTGTCCATGAAATCTTCACAATTTATGTTTAGAGATTGCAGTAAAGACAGGCATAAGAAATTAAAGAAGTACTAATTTGGGGAACTAATAAATGTCCATGAAATCTTCACAATCCACATTCTTCTGCCATGGCTTCAGTCGGTCCCTCCATTCGGGGTCCCTGACTTCCCACAACATCTCTCCCTTTCTTTTTTTATAAATGTGCCATGGCGATGAAGGCTTGTTTGTTCTCTCGATTTTGATGCAGGATTCTTTGAGTGGTCCAGCACACTAAAAACAAGCCGATTAAACGGAGAAACATAATTCCAAAATTTACTACAGTGGAGCCCCCAGTAGACTTAATCCAAGTCATGGGGTTTAATCCATAAAGATTTTCTGCCACCTGATCTAACGCCTCAGCTCCAAGAACAATGGATAAGTGAGCTTGAGAGGCTTCAAAAATTTGTTTCTTTAATTTAGTTATGTCCAATGATAAATTATGTTCCCTACCCAGAAGGTGTCCTTTGACCATTTCCCATGAATGATCAGTCTTGTTATAGGAATACGGGGTGATACAGAAATCCAAAGTATTCCAATCGCACTGCATTTGCATGTGGTGTTCGAGACTCATCACCCGATCTCCAAGCCAAATAACAGACTTTTGTAAATCATTAATTTGATTTGTCAATTTTTGATAGATGCCTTGTTGAGACTTCCACATTTGGGTGGAATTGGCTTGCCAATCATTAACAAAATGAGCTGTTTGAAAGGATTGGTGTAATGCCATTCTGGCAGTGGTGGCCATTGCAGTGACAGTAATTAGGCCCATGATAACAGCAATTAAAGTGAAAACAAATCTCTTAGATCTTTTTAGAATTCACTGTAGCACTTTATTAATTAAATGTATTGAGGGGGAGGATTCCCAAGGTCTGGGTAAAGTTACCAGAATCCAGATTCCTTCTCGAGCTTGAGCCAACATTACACTTTTCCTGGAGTCAAAAGGGGAGTTAATACAAGTGTATAAATGACAATTAATGCATTGGACAGTTTGATTGTTCATCCAAATTTTGATATTTCCCACTAACAGCATGTAAGGGGGCTTAACACTACTCTGTATAGGAACAGTCAGGTTGGAGGAAAGTAAAGCAGAATGTCTGGATCTACATTGATACTGAGAGAGAGTGGGACGGTAGTGGGGACAACAGACAGAATAGTTTTACCTTCCCATACTCGCAGTCCAGACATGGCAATAGCCAATTTCCAAAGTTCTGGGTGTTCTGGGCTCAGAATGGGGAGTATCATACGAAGCCTGGCAGGGATAATGCCTTTATCTTCCCATTTTAAGGGAAAGAATGAGTTGAACCTCCTATGTAAAGTAGAATGATGATTCTCATTCTCCTGATAAGAAATAAAATAAGTAGCTTCCAGGCATTCCCTTCCACCAGAGGAGCAATTGTTTTTTAAATAGCCCTTTGGTGCCCAGTCTATTACTAAACCATATGAGTCATTTTTTAATATTACTGCATGTGAGTTAACACAATTTTCCCAAATTAAAGTTTTAGATGGGCCCTCAAAATTTTTAGGGCATGGTTTTCCTGCAGGTTTATATTGAAAATATGGAGTTATCTCCCATTACTCCTCCTTTCATTTGTTTTAAAGGAGAAAGGGAGAGGCCAGAGACCAAATGTCCTGTTTTATCTGTAGCTGATCTTTATGGAAGATAAGCAGCCCAGATTTGAGTTTCTAGATGCATAAAACCAGGTGCATGTCTGAGGCACAGAGGGGGATATTTGTAACCCATGTTAACATTAAATGCAGTGCCTTCTTCTCCTGGTTGAGAAGGGCAATGGTCATCTGTGCCTCCAGGCATCCACACACTGTGGTTAGTGTAGATTTCTGCAGGAGCATCTATCCAGGTGAGAGGTTGAATAAGTGGAGGAAAAGGCACATAAGCCCAATAAGAATAATCATGTGTAGCAGGTAAATCAGTGTGAGAGGAAACTGGTGAGACAGAAAGTATGAGGAGGAGAATCATTAAATAAAACCTAGTGTAAGTGAGATTGAGTGCTGAAGGAGGAAGGGAAGAACAGAGGGATTTTTTTTTAAGGCTAATAGAAACGGTGAGATTTTTAGGTTTGTAAGGAGAAAAAGAAAGGTAATTAGAAGTGGGATTAGTTAGATGGGTCTTCATTGCCATCAGGGAGGATTGATTTAAACCCATTGTGATTTGGTGTGCCTGTTTCTGAGGAGTTGGCACAGATCTCACCACGTCTGAGGGCAGTCTCTGACACAGACGTCTTTCCTCTGTGGTTTTCATTGTCAGTATTCACCCGAAGCTTGAGTCTTCTGGTGGGTACCCACACAGGGGATTGATGATCTCCTGGTGAAACACAAGCATATCCTCTTCCCCACGTTATAATTGTGCCAGGTTCCCAGGTATTGGTTTGGGAGTTTTTCCATAACACTGGCTTGCCTTCATTTAAGGAGAATTTTTTGCCTGTATAATGGCATTCAGCTGCAGTTAGAATATTATCTTTAGGAACATTTAAAAAATTTAAAGTAAACAATGCCAAATGTAATTGGAAGTGGGGAGTAGTTAAATCATGTTTTGGTTGTTCAGACTGTTTGGACAGTTGGGTTTTTAAAGTGCGATTGGCCCATTCCACCACAGCTTGTCCCTGAGGATTGCAAGGGATTCCAGTAATATGGGAAATTCCCCACTGTTGCATAAATGTATCAAAAGCCTTACTAACATATGCAGGGGCATTGTCTGTCTTTATTTGATATGGAAGCCCCATAACTGCAAAGCAAGAATACAGATGTTTTTTAACATGGGCCGTGCCTTCCCCTGTTTGGCAAGTAGCCCAGATAAAACCTGAGAAGGTATCTACAGAGACATGCACATATGACAGTCTGCCAAAGGAGCTAACATGAGTCACATCCATTTGCCATAAAGCATTAGGAGTTAGGCCTCTAGGATTAATGCCAGTTTCCTGATTTGGAAGTACGAAGACCTGGCACTGAGGGCAGCTGTGAACAATAAACTTAGCCTGTTTCCAGATAAGAGAAAATTTATCTTTTAATCCAGCAGCATTGACATGAGTGAGATTATGGAACTCCTGAGCTTCTTGGGTTGTAAAAGAGACCAAACAGTCGACTTTATGGTTACCGGCAGACATGGATCCTGGTAAAGTGGTATGAGATCTAATATGTGTAATATAGAAAGGGTGTCTACATTGGCAAGCCACCTGTTGTAACCTTGAAAATAAAGAAGCCAATTCAGAATTATCGATATGTTTGATAGTAGCAGTTTCTATATTTTTAGTGGCATGTACAACATAACAGAATCTGAGACAATATTGAAAGATTTGGGGAAATCCTGTAAGGCAGTAATCACAGCAATTAACTCCACCTTTTGAGCAGAAGTATAAGAGGTAGAAATAAGTTTGTCTGTAGGACCTATATAACCAGCATTGCCATTACTGGAGCCATCAGTGAACAATGGCTCAGTGAACAATGGCCTCAGGAATGGATTGATCTTTGGTTAATTGAGGAACCACCCAAGATGTCATTTGTATGAAATCAAACAATTTGTTTTTTGGATAGTGATTGTCAATAAGCCAATAAAATCAGCCAAGTGAATTTGCCACAGTACAGAATGTTGAAAGGGAGCTTGAACTTTGAGCTGATTTAAAGGAACTACAATTGCATTTGGATCAAATCCAGAAATTTGAAGTATTCTGCACTGAGCCTGTCCAATTAATATGGCTATTTGGTCTAGATAAACAGATGAAGTTTTTGACACAGTATGAGGAAGAAAACACCACTCTACTAAATCATTATGTTGAATTATTAGTCCAGTAGGGGAGTGTAATGAAGCAAAAACCAGAAGCTGAAAAGGCTGAAACGGCTTTACTCTAGATAACTGGGCAGTCTGGATTCTTTCCTCTATGAATTCCAGTTCTAGTAAAGCCTCAGGGGTCAAAGTCCTGGGGCTGTGGAGATCGGAAGCTCCCCTCAGCATAGAAAACAAGTTAGACAATGCATAGGTCGGAATGCCTAAAGTAGGTCTTAAATAATTAATGTTACCCAAAAGTTTTTGGAAGTCATTTAAAGTTTTTAAAGAATCTCTCCTAATTTGAACTTTTTGAGGTTGAATACATTGTTTATCGACCACCATTCCTAAATATTGAACAGGAGTGGTCTGTTGAATTTTATCCTGAGCGATGTGTAATCCGGCCTCTGTAACACAGCGGTTCAAAATTTGGTAACAGTCAATTAATTCTTTATCTGTGGGGGCAGCAATTAAAATATCATCAATATAATGAAGAATATAGGCCTCAGGAAATTGGGCTCGAACTGGTGAAAGCATTTGTCCAACATAAAGCTGGCAGATTGTAGGGCTATTTAGCATTCCCTGAGGAAGTACTTTCCATTGATAACGAGCTGCAGGCTCCTGATTATTGATAGATGGTACAGTAAAAGCAAATTTCTCACAATCCTATTTATGTAAAGCAATATGAAAAAAACAATCTTTAAGATCAATAACTATGAGAGGCCAATTTTTAGGTATTAAAGCAGGGGCAGGCATGCCAGGTTGGACGGCCCCCATAGGTTTAATTACAGCGTTAATGCCCTTAAATCGGTTACCATCTGCCATGTGCCTGATTTCTTTTTTACTAGAAACACAGGATAATTCCAAGGGGAAAGAGAAGGTTCCACATTTCCAAGTAGTAACTGCTCAGAAACCAAGTGAGTTAAAGCCTCCAGTTTTTCTTTAGAAAGTGGCCACTGCTGAATCCAAACGGGTGTGTCAGATTTACACTGTAAAGGAATAGGATCAGGAGGTGTGGCAGCAGCCACCACTAAAAAGGATAACCTGTTTTCTTTTATAGTAACTGGGAGGAGTTTAGTAATCCCTTCATGCTTTGGACTAAGACCGAGTCCAGGAACAAACCCCCTATTTTCCATCATGTGCTGACTGGGAGCACTATAAGAGTTATGTGGAATATTAATTTCAGCCCCCCATTGTGCCAGTAAATCTCTACCCCAAATATTAATAGGAATTGTCATGATATAGGGCTGAATTGTACCCTTTTGACCATCAAGGCCAGTGCAAGGCAAGATAAATGTGCTCCCATAAACTTCCTCGGCCTTTCCAACACCTACTAGTCCCATGTTAGTGGGATGTTTAAGCCAAGAGGAAGGCCATAAACTAGAGGAAATAACAGAAACATCAGCACCAGTATCTACTAGGCCCTCAAACTTTCTTCCTTGAATGTGTATGGTGCAGGTGGGCCTTTGTTTAGAAATTACATTAATCCAATAAGCGGCCTTTTCACCTCTGGAGCCCATCCCAGGGCCACGTGTCTTATCTCCTTTGTTTAAAATGATATTAGGTAGTAAAAGCAATTGAGCGATTGACTCACCAGCCAGAATGGAAACAGGAACCTTGGCAGATGTGATTAATTTAATCTCATCAACGGAATCAGAATTAATGAGACCAGTATGAATGGTGATTCCTTTAGCAGAGCTAGATGCCCTACCTAACACCAGGCCCACTGAACCTTGAGGTAAAGGGCCAGTGGGGACAATCAAAGGCAAAGAGTCAGGTAGTAAATTCAGAGGAATAGTACTACAGAGATCAACTGCCCCGCCTCCTACTGTGGAGGTGGACAAGCATTGTACTGAGACAGAAGGAGAGGCTGGAACCCATTTGGTTTGGCTGTAGGTAGATTTGTTTGTGCTGGGGGTTGCATTGGGATGGCCTGAAGTGGAAACACAACATCGGTCTGAGTTTGAAGCATCCCATTTGATGTCGGGGCCTGGGACAGGCCCCGCTCCCCATTTCCCTGGTGTTGTGGCAGGGGGTTTCCATCTATATCATACCTAGAGCAGCAAATATGTGCCCAATGTTTACCTTGCAACAACATGGGCAAACAGTAGGAGCAGCATTTGGCCATGTGTGTTGAGCCGGCTTGGCCACTTGTAAGTTTTTAACTGCAATTTTTTCGAGTATGACCAAGTTGGCCACAATTATAGCAGGCTCCAAGAGAATAATTAGTGGGACCAGTTTGGTTGGTGTCTTTCAAGGCCTGTGCCCACAGAATAGCTTTGTGGGTGTCTGATCCAATGCCTTCACAAGCTTTAATATATGCAGGCAACACCTCGTGATCAGGTAAATTTTGTCATTGGACAGAATGCATGGCCATTTTACATTCGTGGTTTGCATTTTCAAAAGCTAACATACGAAAGAGAATGCCTTCAGCATGCTCATCGGAGACAGATTTTTCAACAGCATCTTGTAATTTAGCTAAAAAATCAGGGTATAATTCAGAGTGACCTTGTTTAATCATGGTAAAAGAAACAGGAGCTTGGCCTGGAGCATGTAATTTATCCCAAGCTCTCATACACAACTTTGTTACTTGTTCTGTGGTAAGGGCATCAAAGTTTAATTGGGCAGAAGTATCAGAGAAACTATCAGAGCCTGTGAGCTGCCTGAGTAACTAGAATGCCATTACTCCGATATAGCTGAGCCTGCAAACGGGCCTCCTCTGACCACCAGATAAAAAACTGTAAATGCTGAGATGGGGTTAGAACAGCTTTTGCCAAAAGGTCCCAATCTAAAGTAAGTAAAATGACCTCCGTACAAAAAGTTGGTAAAACCATCTTAACGTAAGGAGAAGTAGGACCATACTGAGTACAAGCATCCTTAAATTCTTTTAAAAAGGTAAGATTAAGAGGTACATAACTATGCATTTGTAACCCTTGGAAGTTAGGTGGGTCTAGCGTGACCGAGTAAGTCCACACGTCTAATCCACTTGTTTCTTTGTTTTGGCATAATAAGCGTTGCATTGAAGTTTCAAGAGTAGGCAACTGAGACAGAGTTGGCATGGAAGTGACAGGAAAATCATGTGTAGATAAGGAAAACTGAGGGTGAGAGGGTCAGACCAGGATGAGGGTGTGAGAAAGAGGCATTGGGGGAGCAGAAGGAGCAGAAGTATACTGGTGATTACTGGTGTTCACATGTGAAGAAGGGTGCAGAGAAGCAGGCTGAGTGGATGGTAAAGTGACCCATTGAGGAATTGAAATGACAGGAGGGTGAGGAGCTGAAGTGGACAGGGGAGGGCCTGCAGAAATATAGGTAAATTGTAGTTTGGTCCCAGAGCCACTAGGTGATTCCGGAGGTTTGAGAAGAGAACAATTAGCATATACATGATCCTGGGCTGTGTGTCGGGGCCGCAGGAGTTACACGTACCAGCTCTTCATGAAAAGAAATAAGATCATCAGGGGGTGACCATAAGTCAAAGTCACCAGAGTTAGACATTGAATTCTCTACACTGTCAGGTAGGGGAGGAGTAGCTGGAGGGAGAGGCTGATCAGATAACGAAGGCCGTGCAGGAGAGGAAGGTTGAGGAAAAGGTGGAGGATCATCAGATTCAGAAAACTGTAGTAACTGTAGGGGGTCACGGGATTGGCATGTCATCAGGACATCACGTACCAAGGCCCAGTCACCCCAAACAGTGATGGGAACATAATTCCCTGTGGAGACCAGTTCCCTGAACCAACACAATCCCATAGTTCTACATCTAAGGTTCCTTTTTCAGGAAACCAAGGACAGTATTCCTCTACTGCCCTGAATAGAGTGACCATATTTTCCATAGGCACTCAAACACTGCCTTGTTTTAACAGAAGTTTAATATAGCAGAGATAAGCATGATGCTTAGACTCCGCATGACCCATAGTTATCCCGGACCATACACAGACCACTCACCAGTTTCCAGGG